TCGTTTATTTTAGAAGGGAATAAGATCATGGCATACGAACGAAAGACAAAAGACGTAATTGTTTTACAGCGGTTTAGCCAAGAATGGGGATGGGAAGATTTATCAACCTACTCCAAGCCGGATTATGAAAGACCTTATCGGTCAGCGCAAGCAGACTTGAAAGAATATAGAATGTCAGGGGATCACGCACCATACCGGATGTTAGCACGACGCGAAAGATTGCAGGTGACAGCATGACAACGATCAAGATCCACATCCCCGAATTTATTGCCAACAATATGCCGGAGTTTGTTATTACCTCCGGCTCACACCCAATCAACCACCCATTTGAATATTATTTTTTCAATAAGGGCATGTACTTGAATGACAATATGAGTTATCGACAGTATGCTTACAAGACAGCGGAAGCGGTCGCGCATTTCGTTGAGCGCATCGATCAACTTGATACCGGATGCGTCCAACTCTGGCAGCTAAACAAAAATAATAATACATGGTTCGAAATGGGCAGCCTGTATTTATAAAAGGATGGTGAGAAATGAAAACAAAAGCAGAACAAATTGCACAGCATAAGAAATGGATCGCGCAGGTGAAAGAACTATATAAGCAGGCAGCGAAACAAGAAACCCCCTACGATGTGGCCAGTGGATCCCGCGCATGGTGTCAGGCAGATCACACCCCAGACATGGACAAGTTAGCGGAAGATTGGGCAATTCTTGAAATGGAATTGAAAGAATTAGAACAGGAACTAGAAAGCGAGAAAAAAAATGTTGAAAAAAATATTAATAGCCTGTGAATTTTCTGGCATCGTTCGCGATGCCTTTATTTCCAGAGGTCATAATGCGATTAGCTGCGACATTTTACCAACAGAACGCGAGGGACCGCACTATCAGGGAAGACTTGAAGATTTTATCGGCATCGGCTGGGAATGGGATTTGATTGTAGCGTTTCCACCCTGCACACATCTTGCTAATAGTGGCGCACGATACTTTGAACAGAAAAGAAAAGACGGACGGCAGGATTTCGCGATGGCCTTTTTTATGATGATCGCTGAACGCACCACCCCAAAAATTGCGATAGAAAACCCTATCGGGATCATGTCAACACTTTGGAGAAAACCCGATCAGATTATTCAACCTTATCAATTCGGACACAGTACAACAAAGGCCACCTGCCTATGGTTGAAGGGGCTGCCATTATTACAACCGACAAATATTGTAGATCCGGGACCCCGCCAGTATTATGCGTCTGGTAAATCCTCTCCCCTGTGGCACGCAAAAACAGGAGGGGGAAGCGGAAAGAAAAGATCGATCACATTTCAGGGCATCGCTGATGCAATGGCCGACCAATGGGGAGGGCTTCTAAATAAAGAACTTGAAGAAAATATGCTAAGAACCGATGAAATTATAAAAGAATTGAGGAGCAGAAAATGAATGACAATATGATACCGAAGGACCACCAGGTGATCAAAGCTGCCAGTAAATCTATTCAGATCCGGATACCAGTAACAACGCTGGACAGAATAGAGAACGCAGCGCGCAGGCAGAACCGATCAAGATCTAATATGATCCTGATTGCGATCAAATTTTATTTGGAAAATAAGGGAGAGTGAATCATGTTTATAAAAATTATCAGAACTTCAAACGATTGTATTACGGTTTGGATTATGAAAGATGCTGCAAGTGGTGTGAGAATATATTTCTTTGATGATCTAAACGAAGCACGCGAATCAATAAAGGATCTATTGGCTGTATTGAAAGATTTTCCCGTAGTTTGTTTGCAAGAAACCAAGATCACTAACCAAACAGATCTTGAATTAATCTTGATGTAATTGATTATTTGAAATCCCTTGCTATAATATCAGCAGGGCTAAAACATAATACCAGGTGTTAGCCTGGTATTTTTTTTGTATTATTGGAAGGTTGAAACTATGGCAGGTCGCGCACTTGATAGAAAATTGACAGATAAACAAAGTTTATTTTGCGAATTTTATGTAGATACTTTGAACCAAACGAAAGCAGCAGAACTGGCCGGGTATTCTAAAGTGTCAGCAAGATCAAGCGGAAATGACAACATGAAAAAGCCTGAGATCAGAGCCAAAATCGAGCAGCTTTTCCGCGAAAAAAATATAAGTAAGGATGAAGTTACCAACATCCTTATAAAACTCGCCAAAACCGATATTTCTGACTATACAGAGCAAGTGACATTGCCGAACGGCGACATAAAACAATACGTCAATATTGAAAAGATAAAAAAAGAGGGAAAAGGATTTCTAATCAAGGGGATAAAGCACACAAACAGCGGAACAACAATAGAATTTGATGATCGCATCAGGGCTATTGAAATCCTGGCGCGGGTGATGGGATTATATAAAGATGCACCGACAGAAATAAATATGAATGTCCAGGTAAGCGGGCTAGAGGATCTTCTATCAACGGTTTACGGCGGGAAGAATGACAACAACGGCGACGATTAAGAACACAAAAGCACTGGGAAAATACATCGAGCAAGCACGCCTTGCCGGGATGCCATTAGACCAGACAGAATCATTTATCAGATCCGGATATATCGCGCTGCCGAAAATGACATACTTTCACGCGACAGCAAGGGAAGCTGATAACAGTCAAGGACCTATTGAAATAGCGATGGGAGGGGCGAGGGGTCCAGGAAAATCACACGCAACACTTGCGCAAACGGTTGATGATTGCCTACGTTACCCAGGGTTGAAGGTTCTTTTCTTGCGGAAGCTGGCCAAATCAGCAGCAGAATCATTTGAAGATCTCATTCAAAAGGTTTTCAAATATACCCAACATACTTACATACCATCAAGAAATAAGCTGGAATTTCCAAACGGCAGCAGCATTGTATTGGGTGGTTTCAACAACGAAAGCGAAATTGATAAGTACCTGGGGATTGAATATGATGTGATTGTGATCGAGGAAGCGACCCAGATCAGCAAAAGAAAATATGACATGCTGCTTGGATCTCTCCGCACCACAAAGCCGGGTTGGAGAGTACGTATTTATTTGACATCGAACCCCGGCGGTATCGGTCACGCATGGTTCAAACAAAGATTCGTCATACCACATCGACAGGGGACAGAAGTATTCACCCGTTTTATACCTGCAACCTATAAAGATAACCCGTTCTTACCTCCCGAATATATTTATTATCTTGAAAATCTTGAAGGTGGACTCGGGAAAGCCTGGCGCGATGGGGATTGGGATGTATTTGAAGGCATGGCATTCCCGCAATGGGATTATGAGCGTCACACCTGTGAACCTTTTCAGATCCCGCAGCACTGGCCAAAATGGAGGGCGGTGGACTGGGGTTATTCTGCACCATTTTCGGCACACTGGGCAGCGCGGGACATCGACACGCAGAGAATATACATTTATCGCGAATTGTACGGTCCCGGTTATACAGACGTACAACAGGCAAGAATGATCAGAGAGAATACACCAGGTGACGAACTGATGAAAGCCACATTCATGGATCCTGCAATGTGGTCACGTAACAGGCAATCAGGAGATCGGGTATATTCAACGGCTGACACATACGCGGATGAAGGGATCTTCCCAAGTAAAGCGGATAACGATAGACTATCAGGTAAAAGAAAGTTTGACCGGATGCTGGGCAATCTACCCGATGGAATGCCAGGCATGGTTATATTCAGATCATGCAGAAACGCGATCAGAACGATCCCCGAATTGATCTATGACGCAACCAGACCGGAAGATGTGGACACCACACAGGAAGATCACGCATACGACGACATAAGATATTTACTGACAGACATCAAAGAAGAACGAGAGCAGCAGAAACAAAAGAACCCATTTATGCAGATCAAAGGATGGTAAGCAATGAAAAGTTTTGAAGAAGTGAAGGCATACACAGACAAGATCATATCGTCATACGGTGAGCGCGATGCACTGTATAAAGAAATTGACGACGCATTTTTGTTAGAAGAAATAGACATGCCAAACGAAAACTGGATCAAGATCACCATGTCACCCGACGCAAGAAATAAGACCCTGGGCGCGGTGAGATTATTGACGGCGGCAGATCCGGTGTGGTCGGTTCCGCGTGAGAAAAACAAAGATGAACTAAACGAAGAAACAGCGGACAGCCTTGAAAAAGCTGCTGCCATGATGTGGACTGCATCCGGTCGAATAAGGAAAACACCCCTGCACTATACCGCGTCACTCTCCGGCGTGTTATATGGTGAGATCGACATTGCGATTATATCTGTCAATGAGTTGATCGCGAACGAAAAGAACCCGGCGAAGAAAAGACGATTAGAAAAGATTGCAAAGAAAACACCCTTGATATGGGAAGTCCTATCCCCGAAGATATGTTACCCGGTTTATGATGTCTTTGGATTGGCTGCACATGTGGTATTCAGGGAGATCAAAGTCATTGATGCAACCAACCGATTGGGGACAGTAGCACAGCAACAACTAGAAGGGCAGGACAAAACAAAGGATGTAGAATTTTACGAATACTGGGACGAAGAAATTCACGCGATCTGGCTGGGTGGGCAGGATCAACCGATTATATTGAAAGAACACGAACTCCCGACGATCCCGATCGCAAGCGCAATTGTAGAAGGTGGAGATCTATTCGAAGATGAAAAGAAATGGCAGCCGTTCTTGTACAGCACCATCAAGGGGAAGATCCATGCAAGAGATTCATTGATCCTGACATTGATGTATTCCAACGCATTCGCAACAGGCGCGACACCTGTCAACGTGTATGAAACAAACAATGTCAATAAATCATTGGTGATAGATTATGACACGCCAGGCGGTGTGATCAAGATCGAACGCGGTGAAAGCCTGACCCCCATGAAGCGCGACACCATAGACCAGAGCATGAAAGAGTTGTACCAGATCACGCAACAGAAGGCAGAGGAAAGCACAATTTATAGTCAAACCCTGGGTGAACCGATGGGTGGTAATGCACCTTATTCAATGGTCGCGTTACTCTCACAGTCCGGCAGGTTGCCACTGATACCTTATCAAAGGATGGCATCCAATGTGATCACAGACGCGATGACATTGGGCATTGAAATATTGAGATCGCAAAACTATAAAAAATTCAAGGTTGGCCAAACAGGTGTGGGTATCAATATTGATCTGTCACAGATCCCCGAGGATGTTGAATTGGTTGCAACCCTGGGGATTGAAATGCCACAGGATGAATTTAGTCAGGCAAGGATTGCGATGGAATTGGTCAAAGCTGAATTGATGTCAATCGAAAAAGCGCGTGAAAAATATCTGAATGTTGGACAATCGAGCGCAGAAACCCGGCAGATATACAAAGAGAAGTATGTCAAGATGTTATCTGAATTGGAATTTCAGCGCAAAGCACAGGAAATGCAGATGAAACAACAGCAGGAATTGCAAAATCAAATGATGCAACAACAGGGGGGCGCGGGCATGGTTCCACCAGGCGCAGGGCAAGGAATGCCACAGATGCCACCCGATGGTATGATGCAACCTCCACCAGGTGGGGGAGGACAACCGGGTGACATGATGGAGGGCATGTCAGGGATCCCCGGAGAAATGCCGATGCAGATGCCACAACAATTACCAGGGCAAAATCCAGAAGAAGGAATGCCACCAATGGAAGGCGGTATATAATGCCATTTAATATATTGGATCTTGACGATGCCATGTTAGAAGGCAAGGCAGAATTAGAAGATATATTCGACGAAGCGCAGCAGGAATTTTATGGTCCGGTATTGGAAACTGAAATGGCTGAAATGTGGCAGGGTATTCCAGACGAAATGAAGTTATTATTAAAAAGTATCAACCCGCAGGCAGTAAAGAAAGCAGATCGCAAACATGGAGGTCGAAGATTATGACAATAAAAATGGACGGCCAATACACAACCCAACAGGTGAAGAACAAAGTCACCTACAAACCGCCAACAAAGACACAATACAACGCATCCTACAACGAATCACAGCGCAGAAACCAGGCAGAGCAGGCACGCAGGCAGGCAGAAGCACAACGCATGCAGGCACAGGCGCAGGCATATCAGCAGCAGCAAGAACAGATGCGCAGGCAGGCCGACGCGCAGAGAATGCAGGCGCAAGCAGACGCGTATAAAAAGCAAAAAGAACAGATGCTAAAGAACCAACAGAGGAAACCAGTAACATCCAATTTAGTGCCACAACCTTTGGTAGGTGGTACGAACTATACGCAGATGGGACAAAATCAATTCACACCACAAATGCAGGTAAGAAACTACGCTCCAACCATGAACATGAATGCGCAGCCGGATCGATGGGCAACCATGCCACAGGCAATGAATCAAATTCAAAACTACAACACATCACCGCAGCCGGATCGATGGGCGAATAATCCAACGACGAATCAATACATCCAGAACTACATGAACTACAAGAAAAAGCAGGATGATGAATTGAAGTTGTTGAGATCCATGTCATGGCAGAACGGTCCAGCCGGGACATTTTTCTTTCAGGGATTAGGACCGCCAGTCCCGCCACAATCGCAAGCAACCACGCCAGCAGGTGGGGGTGGTGGTTATGGTGACTGGGGCGATTATCCATATGACGGCGGCGGTGGTGGTGGTGGTGGATACGAATATACTCCCCCTCCCCCTGAATGGTGGGTTGAAATGGTACAGTGGAAAATCTAATTGAAAAGGGAACATAATGGCCGAACAAAACTCCTACGAAAAAGCGCAAGAAATTATCAGGTTACGGGAATCGATCGGACAGCAAGAGCAGGCAGGCAAAGAATACGATTATGAAGCCGGAACGGTAACAACAAAACCGAGTTGGCACATAAACTTGCCAAGACCTCCACAGACATTCATCAATCCAGAGATGAAAAACAGGTATCCTACCCCGATATTACACGATCGAGGACCCTGGAATGAACCAGTAAGAGTAGAACCAATCCAACAAAATCCTTATTGGAGCGATGCGCGTAGGATCGGAAGATATTATTATGCGCTGCAATCATTACCACCAGGCACACAACCGCCAGTATGGTTAGACAAGCAGGGCATTGAAGCTGCTTATAAATATTTGCAGGCATCCAGACCAAACGAACACTGGACAACCTGGGATCCAATCAAGCCGGAAGATCCGATCAATATTGTACTGAATGAAATGCAAGCACCACCCCCGAACATGATGCCATCCTGGGAAAGGGACACATTACAAAAACGCTGGGAAGCACAGAACCAGGGATACACACCAGATCCAAACGTCAGGGAAGAATCAAGCGCGCAGGCATTCGCAGAAAGGGAATTTGATCGCGCTGCTTATAAGTACGAAGAATTGCCATTATGGAAAAAAACGGCGCAGATGTTGACTCCTGTCATTCAATATGGAATTGCCGGGCTGGGTGGGGCAGCATTGGGCGGGCGCGCTTTGGGTGTGGGTGGCGCGATCGCTGGCGCAGTGGGTATGATGGGCGGGACATATTTGGCCGCACAGATCCAGAAGAAGATTGACAGCGGAGAGGAAATAACAGATCAGGAAAAAGATTTTCTCACCAAGTTTGCATACCTGGATTACCTTGAACAGCAGGCAGAAAAGGGCGCGGGTTTAGGTAATCAGATATGGGCAAGTCTATTCAAGCCGGAGAAGTACGGCGAATTGAATGAGATATTCGGAAGCTGGGAAAACTTCAAAGCAGCCTATCACGCGGGATCTATTTATTACGAATCATTTGGAGCTGGGCGAATATTATCGCAGGGATGGGAAGAAGATCGCGCAAAGTTCACAGCACTTGAAAAAGCAATGAAAGATGGAAATTACTGGGAAGTTGCACAAAAAGAATTTGGCATGTCCCAGGAAGATATTATCAAATCATTCACGACAGCACCCGGCGCAGGCATTGACACCAGACCAAAAGAAACAGAAAAAACAGTCATTGGTTCCATCATCACCAGTAACGATGACATCATTACGAAGATACCGGGCGAAGCGAACGCAGTCAATTATTTCATGAAAGAAGCCAGAGATAAACTGCAAAAGGGCGCAAGCGCGAACGATGTTTATTTGGAATTGTCCACCAAGTTCGGATACTGGGGAGGAATGAAAGACCTGGTTGGCAGTCTGGTATTAGATCCGCTCGATCTGATTGGACCCGCAACCAATAAGATGCTATCAACCGCAGGCAAGATCAGCGGAAAAACGACAGTGGTGGAAGCATTCAGCACGACACAAGAGGATCTTGTTACCAACACGCGCACGTATGGGCAGTTGATACGCTCAAAGCCAGCTGCGGAAGCTGCTCAATATTCAGCATTCAGCCGATGGGTAGCCGGTATAGACGCAGCCGGAAACGTCAAAGATATGTCGCAAACAGCTAAACTAAATCCGTTCAATTATCTATTTGGATTGACACCTAAAGCACGCGCCAATCATGTATTGACCACCTTCATGGATGGTGTTTATAACCTGGTCGCACCGGAAAGCAACCCGAATATATTTGTGAAGATGATCAAAGCCATTGCCAATTTGAAACCCCGCGATGCCGTTGCAGGCGCAGACGCACCAACCATGAGAATTATGGTGGGTGGTGAAGCGACAGATGTGAATATACCTGGGTGGTATTTGAGCGCAGAAGCGCAGTCATTGCCAACAGCCTTGAAAGACGGGATGCCAGTTGTCGATGAATTGATGGATGTTTACAATTTGGCTGATGGGCAGCGCACTATTATCAAACGCGTGGCTGAATACATGGGACAGACACCGGAAGATTTCATCGCAGCACTGAATAAGATGTCACCTGATGAAGCCAACAAAACCTATACCAGGTTTATGCAGACGTTGAATGAATTGAAAGCGCAGGGGGATCCCAACGCAGGGAAGCTGCTGGACATGCTGATAAAGGACGATAAGACCAAGAACCTGAATGGTGTCGAATTGCAGAAGATGGCAAAGATATTCTTCGGAGATAAAGGTGTGCCATTCAACGAAGCCATGTTGAAATTCAGGATGTTGGAAGCATTGGAAACACAAATCAGCAAGTGGGCAGTAGATTATTTCGGTGTCAAACCTGATAAGTCATTGATGCGATTGGGGATTGTAATAAAAAAAGCACAGTCAGCCTTATTACTGGGTTTCAATCCGGCGTATTTCTTCAACAATGCGATCAACAACCTCGTCACCATGCAATGGGACGGTATATTGCACATCGGTTATGAGTTCCGGCGACAAGAATACATGCAGGATTTCGGTACAATCCCTGTCAGATACTTACAGGGCGCAGGCGCAGCCGATTATGGAAACATTGGCGCAGGCACATTGGAAATGTTTGGCGCAAAATCGAAGCCAATCGGGTTGGAGATCCACAAAGCCAGCCAGGCAGAGCGCGGAACCATCCAATTGATTGATCAATTACTGAATAAGGGCGAAAAAGTACAGATATTCGCCAGGTTATCACAGGCATTTGAGAAATGGAGTTCACAAGTAGCGGTTGCGAATGCGATCAGCGAGTATATGAACCGCGCTCACAGGGTTGGCAAGGGCATTCCCAAGATGCCGGACGGTACACGCGCCATGCTGGAAGCAATTGAGCCTGGTTTATCCAAAAAAGTTAGTAAAATGTTAGAACGAAACATCTCAAAACCCAAGATCGAGCAGGCAATATGGGGTGAAGGTGGTGTGGCCACATCTATTCGTGATTTTCTTGACCCGGAAGCCACAGACATGCTGGATAAATTGGGAATCATCAAGGAAATTGATGAAAAATTGGTCAATGCAACCACCAAAGAACAGATTTATCAGGCATTTACGGATGTAAAGAAAAAATTACAGCAGGAAATCAGCAATCAGGTCATTCGTAACATGGACAAGATCACCCAGGATGCGGTTGGCAAGGCGCAGATTGAGGGACCGCAGGGTGTATTGGATATTTACGACAATTTAGTACAGATGCGAGTTGATTTCTGGCTGAAACACTTTGAATACATGGCAGAAGTAGCAGAAAACGCCAAGCAGTTGAAAGGTGTCGAGAGATCCTTGACCTGGTTGAATGCGAAAGACGAAGCCGACATGCGCTGGACGACATTCCAGAACATAGAGGGCGCGAAACTGATGGGCATAATGAAAGGGTTGGGATTGGATCCAACAAAGCCATTGTATTCAGAAGTATTCGCATTGATCGCAGACAATCAGATATTTTGGGACGGGTTCTATACAGAACAGCAAAAACTATTCTCACAATTTGAAGCCGATGCGTACTCACTGGAATGGGGAGATCCACAAAAGGGTATGCTATGGGATAAATATAACCAGGATGTAAACGATTTATATCTCAATACCACGCTGAAAGAAGAAAAGCTGCAATCAAGATTGGATCAAATCTTTTCCGATCTTTACGAGAAACAATTCCCTGGGAGGGTGGGAGAAGCCGAAAAATGGCGAAATGCGGTGGGTACACAGCGTCGCAGGATGATACAGGCACAGTTGCTATGGAGATCAGGGAAAGTGCCGGAAACCCTACTCAAATGGGGAGATTTATTAGGTCCCGAAATCAAAGATGCCATGTTCAAGATCAGTGGCGGTAATGCGATTCATACATTCAACCGGGCAACCAGAGATAAATTGAACCCAAGATTTTACAATGAGATATACACCCGGCTCATAAAGGACATGAGTTCTGAAAGTAATCGCACAGCACCGGGTATGCCGATAACAGAAACAGAGATTCCTCCGGAGGCCGCTGCTGCTTTGGATGCTGAAATGCCACCCCAGGGCGAAGGTATTCCAGTATTTATCACACAGAAGATGCGCGCTGATCTGCGCGATTTAGGTTATACGACCGAAGATGTTATGGAAATGACACCATCGGACGCATGGGACATCATCAACAATACCAAGAAAAAGGTTGAAGCTGAAACAAATGTAACGCAGGTAACGCAACCTGAAACAGATGTAACGCAGCCTGAAACAGAAGTACAACCAGTAGCAGGTGAAGGTGATTTATTTGGGCAGAAGCCAGCAGAAACCGCAGCACCCAAGAAGCAGGTATTCAACGACAACGAGCAGGAAATCTGGAAAGTTGTATCGGAGAGCAAGCCGGATCTCAATCCAATTGATGAAACCGGGCAGCCAAAACAAACAGCGCGGTTAGACTTGATCCAGTACATCTTGAAACATTCCACCAGCGCAAAGAAAAAAATGACTGTTGGACCCGACGGTAAGTGGTCATTGCATTGGAAGGATGTCACACCTGATGATCTACGTCAGGCGATCGCAATGGAACAACAGGCGATCGATGCGCAGCCGTCCATGTTTGGTGAAGAAGCACCCACCATTGAAACCCAACCCATGACGGATGAAGAAATAAGCCAGGTGAATTTCATTACGGATGAACCGATCACGCCAGCACCCAGGATAACACCAGAGCAGCAGGCACAGGCCACAGCACAACGGCGCAATTACTACGATGAAATGTTAGCACTTCAAAAACATCTTGAGATCCAGCAAAGAAAATTTCAAGAAGCATTACCCAAGATCAAAGTGGGCAAGGAAGCTGCCGAACGAACCATATTGGCGCACCTTGAAAAGATAGGGCAATCAGACAGGTTCCAGCATGTTCGATTGGTATTAGAGGGCATCGCCAGTGATTGGGCAAGAAACAACCCTGGTATGAAACCAGAAGATTGGTACGAAACATTCTTCATTGGGCGTGGCGATATGGATGATGCAGCCGGATTGAGCCAGTTGCGCTATAACCCGAGATTGATTGAAGATGCTATCAGCAAATTTGGCACCACCTACGACATAAAAGAGGCCGGGTTTATATTACCAGACGGAACATTGCTTGATCTTTCAGGTAGAAGCCAGGCGAGTGGTTATAAAAAAGTTGGTACGCGCTTTATGATCGAGAAGGGCAGGGACTATTTATCCAACCAGAGATCATTGGATCACAGGGAAGTCACATCATTACTTGAAAATGTTACCGGAGATACAAATCTTGATGGCATGTTGGCGCGCTTTATGGCAGAAACAGGCGCGGTGAGAATTGATGGGAACTCTCAATTCGTAGAAGCTGCCAGTGCATTGACCAGAGAGCAGATCAATATAATCAAAACTTATTTTGATGAGTACACATCATTCGATATTACGGATCCAAAAACTGGAAGGATGGTTGAAAGTATAAATCCAAGCAACAGAAAAGAATTTATCGCTGCTATCGATAAGATCAACAATACTTTCAAGACCACATTACGCCAGGAAGAAATCAATAATCTGTATCAGGAAGTACAGACATATATTTTCCATGATGAAGTAATGCAGGGGTTGAAACCCAATGCGCATGTTGACGGTAAAAAATGGAAAGTCAATTTGAGAGGGACGACAGAGAGATTGGCTTCTGCTAAAGACAATATGGTACTGGGATTGCAGGAAGAAGGTTATGCCGGATCTCACCTTGACGACATTATTGATGCGTTGAACCGGGGCGAAATTGCTTATTATGAGATCGATCCTTACAACGTTGGCGCGCAAGGTCCAGTGCGGAAATATGTGTTTTACCAGACAGACGATACTTCAAAGGGCGGTTGGTCACATCTTCGTTATTTAGCAAACGAATATATTCAGGCAAAGTATGCCAATGATGTTGATCAGTACATGACCAAACGCGGATTGACCGAATATGATTTCAGAGATATGCGTGAATACTTCAACGAACTTGAAGCCAAAGGTTTTGTAAAAGGCATCAAGGCAGAATTTCTATACCAGGATGGAGCCAAGAAACCAAATCAGATTCATGTGCCGGACGAGATCCACAACTATGCGCGTATGCTGCTGCGATCGACAGATAAAGAAATACTGTTCGCCTTATACGATGCAGAAACCAGAGAAATGAAAGTGCAATTACTGATTGCGTTGAACAAACAGGATCCAGTAAGAGCAAAGCAAATCTATGATCTCGCGATGGAAAAGAAAGATCATTATTTATGGCAGGAAGATAATGACAAATGGTATCACTACCAATCAGAGAAAGTAATCAATGCAAAGATGCCAGACAACATGAAGGCAAACAGCCTGATTGCTTTATTGAAAAACAACACAGCACCAGAAGAACTTGAAACGATTGGAATTGTGGATTGGTTATCCGAACAAAAAGGATCTGTCAGTAAACAGGAAGTACTAGATTACATCCGCGCCAATATGCTGGAAATTGAAGAAACTGTTTTGAGTGATGGAGATACAAAATTTAATTCATACTTATTACGTGGTGGAACGAAAATCAGGAATCTGCTGATCAGATTGCCAGCAACAACAGATGAATATTTTATGACATGGAAACAGGTTTCACCAGAATCTAGATGGCATTCAAAACCTTTGAAAAATGATGACTTCAGACGAGGTGAGTGGGCGTGGCACTGGAATGAGAACAATGAAATAATATCAGCGAGTTTTCCAAATGATAGTTATAAACAAGACGCAAGAAATAATTGGTTTGATGGATATTACGAAGATTTAATAAAAAACAATAATCCAGATTTCAATAAATCTCATTGGTCACAACCAAACGTACTTGCGCATACACGCTTCCAGGAGTTTATAGACACAGATGGAAAACGCGTATTGCTGATTGACGAGATCCAGTCTGACTGGCATCAGCAGGGAAAAGAGCAGGGCTATAAAGTAGATTTATCAAACAATGAAAAAGCGTTGGAGAAACACGCAAACAGCATTGGATGGAAGCTACAAGAAAACGTTGACGGGACTTATGCCGTTGTTGACATGATGGGCGAATGGGTAAAAGAAAGGGAAGCAGGGTGGACTAATCGCCTTGAAGCATTACAAGATGCACTTCTCCCGATGAATATGCCTGGTAATATTCCAGAC